TGAAATCCAAATGTTAAAGGAGGTCCAATAAATTTCATGGTAAACATTGCGGTATCGGACCAAAGATACACAGCGGTTCTTCCTACAATTCCACCCATAAGTTTAGAACCATCGGTAAGTCTTTGACTTCCTGCTGTATTGCTTGCTGTTGGAGTCCAACTTGTAATGCTTTCTTGATCAGACCAACGAACAAACATATCATCTTGAGTTGTGGTAGACTGAAGCGTCGTCTCTGTTCCAACACAAATTAAATGACGGTCAGGGGTCGAGAGAACCATATCTCTTGAAGCCGTAGGAACTTCTGATCCGGTAACTAAAACTGCTCTTACACTTAAGTTAGGTAGAGAAGGCTCCCATTGAAAAATTGTTTTGTTATGAATAAGCGCTAATAAATCTTCTCCATAGTTAAGAAGTCTCCATTGCGCAGGTTCAATAATAATATTAGAGGAAGAACTTGCTTTGCCCCATCCTACATAAGTTGTAGCATCATAAGTTGTTGTGCCACTGCTATGAGCGGCCGTTGAAGTTCCGTTGGTTGCTCTGGTAATTCCGTTTAAGGCGTTGCTGGTAATTCCAGTATAAGTAATAAGTTCGCTCTCTACCAAGATCGTACCCGCACTAGTAAAGCCGGTCGTACTAACTAAATCAATATCAGTTCCTGATCCTCCTGTCCCTGCACTATCTTCAAGAAGAGCTCCATCTAAAGTTGTAGAAATAGTAGGTGTCGTCGTTCCGCCAAAAGTATTTGTGCCCCAGCCATATCCATAAGTTTGGATAAGAGGGCCAATTACATAATAAAAATCTATGGTGACCGTTCCTGAGGGTCCTGCGGTTGAGCCCGCATTGCTTCCCATAGTAATTTTCATGGTCGTAGAACTTGGCACAGAAGTTACTTCAAAAAGTGTATCGTCAAAATCAGATGCGCTAAAACCTCCAGGTACAGAAGTGGCGCTGGAACATAAAATAATATCTCCTTCCTCGGCATCATGAGCACTACTGGTAGTCAGAGTAACGATGGGTGAACCACTCGCGGTCGTGAACGTGGCACCGGTTTGTTGACGCGTTGTATCGAGAGGAGTGATATCATAGACCGCTCCTTCAAAATAAATGTAAAGGCACTTATTAGTTCCAATAGCTGCGTACTTATTACCCGCTAGATCGACCCAGGTATGTTGATCGCGACCTGCACCAATTAAGTTATCACTAACCAATTGTTCCCAACCCCCTACTTTTTCAGGAAAGCCATAACGAAAACGAGTATAATCTGCATTTACCCATTTGCCTTCGGCTCCTGTATCTGAGGATTGTTTATCTAATCCAGGGATTAGTCTGATTTTATGTAGCATAGAAAATCCGTTTTCCTACAAATATACTAGATTTTAGACTATATCAACTTATATAATACCCCCTATTAATAATGTTTCATTCTTCATTGTTGCTTTAGCCATGTAATCCAGTTATTTTCCTTAAAGAAAGAATAGGATCCAAGATTTCGTATATGATGGGAGGCCGAGTCTTCAAGAATTTTACTGTATAGAAGCTGTCGTTTAGATTTTTTAATTTGTGATCGTGCTTTACACCAAAAAGATTCGGAACGCGTGTTTAAAGTATAATGAGCTCCAATAAAATCAATAGATTCTTCAAAAAAATTTTGAAGAATAGCATTATAAATAGCAATGTTATGGGCAGTATAACCTGGGCCATTCAACGCAAGCAGCAGTTGGTGAGCACCTTCCATAATGAGGGCTAAACCAGTGCTTTCTAAAGGTTCAATAAAACCTGCAGATAAACCGATGCGTACTACATTATTTTTCCAAAATTCTTTTTTATAATATGGTGTCCAATCAATAATTTTAGTAGGACCTACTCGTTGNTTCCAATGANTAAGAAAGATTTGTTTAGCTTNGGAGACNGGAGTAATNGTTTTATTGAAAACTATTCCTGTACCGATACGGGATTGAAGAGGAATTTTCCAAATCCATCCACACTCTACTGCTTCGGAAATTACATAAGGAGTTCTTTCCTTCCATGTATCTTGATAAGATACATGACCCGCAATAGCCGTATCACAGATCAGTCGATCTTTAAGAATTGTAAGAGGAGTTTTTTGTAAAAGACTTTTAAATCCTGTACAATCAATAAAGAGATCAGCGTTAAGTCGTCGTTTATTTTTTAATAATAAACCTTTTGTATCTAATTTAATAACTTCACTTCTAACTGTTGCGATAGATAATTTAGATTGTATAAATTTAACAAGCTTACTGCAGTCGACATGAAAAGCGGTACCTTGTTCAGGGCGTATTTCTCCAGGCTGGGCTATGGGGTTCATTTGAAAAGGATGCCATACAGCTCGTTTATTTTTTCCCCACCCTGGAAATAAAATACCTGTTTTATAAGTTGCGTCAATTTCTTTAAACCATTCCTCAAACTTAAAGCCACACGCATCCATAAAAGGTTTAAAATTAAGTAGCGTTGCTTCTCCAACTCCAATAGGTTTTCCTTCTTCTTTATCAACGATTGTAATTTCGAATTCACTATTATGCGAAAGATAAGCAGCAGTTAACCATGCCGAAGATCCTCCTCCCACAATAATAATATCATTCACTTTATACATTATTTATAAGGAAGGCCCAAACTCCACATGGGAATGCTATACCTTACACCTTTGCTAATAGCAGTTGCTCGATGCCACACAAAAGAAGGGAAACAAGTAATCGTTCCCTGTTTGGTAGAAGCGGTCAGGATATGACGTTTTTTCTTTTTTTCGGGATCCTGTTGGCGAGGGTCCAATTGCACTAGACCTCCTTCATAGGTGGAGGGATCTGAGAGCTGAACCACTGTGCTTATCTTTCTTATTTTACCATAAGTCAAAATGGATTTTAAATTAGTGTTAGGTTTGTCACCACTGTCAGTATGCCACCCATAAAATTGTCCAGGTTTATAAATGGTGAATTGTATCTCCTCCGTACGTGACCATTCAAAGTTCCAGCCTGCATTATGATTAGCTAGATGAATATAAGGGTGGATAAGTTCATAAATCCACGGATGATTTAACCAAACAACATGCGAATTTCTTTTTTTTAACAAAAAGCTTTCTTCTTTTTTGGTTAAAGTTTTTTTGTTCATCTCTCCCACTAATGCTCTTTCTTTTTTGACAGCAAGTCCTGCTTTAATGATTCTTTCACACGTTTCTTTTGAAAGGACGCCTTCAAATTGCCATATATAATTTAATAAATTCATTTAATAATTTAACCCTTTTCTTCTATCATATTTCCATTTTTTAAAAGGGCCTTGTTCATCAATATAATGCATAAATAATTGCGCTTGATATTCATGCTTTTCACATACCCACGGATTTCTCCAGTGAGGAAGAAGCATTCCCATATAAATCATGGCGTCTCCCTTTTCTAAAACAATTTCGGACCACTCCTCATCAGGAGATTGAATCGGAGCCACTCGATTTATAGAACGATCTGGATTAATATAACCAAAAGCAAAATTAATTTGATCCTCGGTCATTCCCTTATCATAAAGAGATTGAGTTTTAAGATGACCTTTTTCAGCCACCCATAAAGACCAAGGGGTTTTATATTTTCCGCCTAAATTAAGAGTCACGGATAATTGACAACTTGGTCGATCAATATGATGTATTAATGTTGAGCCATTTTGATAAATTCTTCCATAACTATAAGTTGGAACTAAACTTTTCCATTTAAGTGTCTTTTTTAAAAAATCAGTTTTATAATCTAATAACAATTCAAAAGGATTAGCTCCCACATAACAATGAGCTCCAGGGGACATTGTATCTTGGTTTGTTTGATTATTTGCTTTAGCTTTAAGAAAAAAGAAACATAAACAATCCGCCCACTCTGAAGAGATATAGTTTCTTACAATTAAATATCCATTTTTTTTATATTCTNTATTCATTTAAATAAAGGTAGCGATTAAAAGCATTCTTTGGTCCCGAGGCTTGGGAAGAATATTAGCATGATAATAATCCCCATCAAAAACAACTGCTCTTCCTTTTTTGGGAATAATTTTTGCTTTAATACTGCCTTTAAATCCTTCCTGCGGCTGATCTTCAATATGCGCAAACTCTCCCCACGTAGGTTCCGGAACCAGTGAAGCTTTTTCATTATAGATCAATGTCTCTCCGGAACTATCAGTAAGATAAAGAATAANATTTTTATGTTTAAAATGATGGTCGCAATGAGGATCCGTTTGAATAAAGTCTCCGTGAGGAATAGCCCAGTTAATACTCATTCTCAAAAATTCTTTAAAGGGAAATTTAAATTTTTTCGTAATAATATATTTAGCCAGCTCCGAAAAAGGAGGATAAAGAACAGAATTCATAGAAGGTTTTTTGAGATTAAAAACATTCCGTAAAAAATCATCTCGTTTTAAAAGAGTGTGGGACAGATAAGTAATACGGCCACAAGTTGCAGGCGCCTGATAATAGGGTACGTCGCCCGTTAAAACTTTTTTAAATAAAAAAGCGTATTTTTTAGGAACCACATTATTTTTAATTTTAATCATTTTAATAATAATTTATATTTAAAACCAATCTTATGTTTTTATCAGTATGAGAAGTACCCCCATGTTCTAAATTAGATTTAAAAATAATCATTCTATTTTCTATACTTTCAATTTTTTTACCTGTTTTAAATATGGTCATGCCGTTGTTGGAGTTTAAATAAAATATTGCTGTTTTACAGTCTAAGTTATCTAGTATATCAACATGAAATTTAGACTTTGTGATAATATCTGTTCTGGTTGTTAAGTTTAATTTCATTCTAATTAAAGATTTACATTTTAATTTTTCTAAAATTGGAACAAAGGTGGGAAAATAATTACTCTGGTTATAATAAGCTTTAAAAAGAATATGAGTAAATTGAAAATCTCCATCTCCTTTGGTAACTTTATTATCATTATAATAATAAGGAAAAAAGTTAGTTATAGTAAGAGTTTGAATTTTTTTTAAATTTTCTTTGTCTAAAAAATTATCTTTTATCTCAATCATAAATATTTTTTTTTAAAAAATCATACAATTTTAATTCTTTTTTGACCGCTTTTTTCCATCTTTCTTTTTTCTTATTTAATTGTTCAACAATAGGGCCCCACTTCTCCTGATAATATTCAGTAGCTCCTTGTGTTTTATAATTAGGACTATTTCTTCTATACATTTGATCAGCTAGATCAGTTGCTAGCCAATGCATTCCCGTAGCAACATAATGATAACCTCCTATTGCATTAAAAAAATGATGATTCATTTTAGACGAGATTATATTTTTAAATCCATATGTCCAAGGAGTCACTTGATCATTGAATATAGTGTTATGTAATTTTTTACTGGAAATAGCTTTCCAGTAATCAGTATCATCTCTGTGACTTAAGGCATAATGAAAAGCTACAAAGTCAGCAAATGATTTAAATGTAGACTTACATATAGATGTAAAAACATCTCGATCCCACTGACTAACAGACCCTCTTTTTAAAGTACGTAAAAGATTGATGACGAATTCATGAACAGTATATAAACCATTGCCTTCTAAAGGTTCAATAAATCCTGCTGATAATCCAATAGCACATACATTTTTAACCCATAAATTTTTATGTATGCCAACCCGCATAGGAATTTTCTTAAAGGTTAGGTTTTTAATTTCTGTGGCTGTTAAGTTTCTTTCTTTTCTTAAATGAAGTTTAAATTCTTTTAATGCATTTTCATGCGAAACATATTGATCGGAAAAAACATATCCTGTTCCAATACGAGACCATAAAGGAATAGTCCATACCCAACCATGATCAATGGCTTCACAATGAGTCCAACAAACAATTTCTTTCTTTTTATCTTTATAAGGAATCCGCGTCGTCCATGCACAATTATTAGGTAATAAATCCAAGTACGATTCAAAAGGTTCTTTCATAATCCCACCTAGCAACATCGATTTAAATCCAGTACAATCTATAAAGAGATCCGCTTTCATAGGATTCCAACCCTGGTTATCTAAATAAAAGGTTTCAATGCCTTTTTCTCCTAATTTCCATTGAGTTAATTCTTGAGGGACATGAACGACGCCTTTGGGTATACAAATTTTATCTTTTAACCAGATTCCAAATTTCACTGCATCAAAATGAAAGGCGACATCATGGGTAAAATCAAATTGAGGTAAAGTTTTTTTAGTATTTTTAGAAATCTTATTTTCATTAACCAAAGCCATGGCCGAAGAAACACAGCTAGCATAGTCTGAGTGGGGTGTGTCGGGGAAAAGGATTTTTTTATAAGTCCAGTCATTTAATCCTGAGTGGTTGCCCTGAAGATCGGGNGGACNAAANGGATAATGAAAAGTNTCATTATTCTTNNTNTAAAAATTTTTAAAANNAANNCTAAGTTTATAATTGGCATCACAGTCTTTCATGAAGTCTGTATCTTTCACGCCGATCAAATCTAAGTACTGTCGGAATTGACCAATAGTTCCTTCTCCTACTCCAATCGTAGGAATTTTAGGGCTTTCAATAACACGGATATCGATGTCAGGAAGATGAGTTACTAGAGCAGCAGCCGTCATCCAGCCCGCTGTTCCTCCCCCAATAATTCTAATACTCTTAATTTCTTTCGTCATGGTATTCTCTTATATCATAAACTAAAGCGCCACCCAAGCTGTACCATTCCATGTATGGGTAGGATTAGATAAATTAGCACCTGGACTTCCTTGTACTCCTACAAATCTTGTATTATCTTCATCCCAAAATGCAACATAGGTAGCATTAAATTCTGGATTATTCCTCCATTTTAATGTTTCTTCTCTACTGATTGCTATAAAAGCCGCGTCGGTAGGTAAAGCTATTGGAGGAAGATAGACACAAGAAGTTTCATCTAAGACCCAAGAGGCATCCGCTTTGGGATATATGAAAGCATCCCTATCGGCGTCATAGGTTGTACCTATTCCTGCAGCGTTTTTTCTAAATGATTTCGATTGATCGGGAGATAATTCATCTGTATCAGGATTATAATGTTTTCCCTCATAAGTATTAACAGAATATTGTTTCCAGTATGAAGGAGAAATATCTCCGTAGAGTTTATTTAATCGATTAATTCCGTAGGATTCTTGTTCCACTCCATCGTCATCCAACATGAATGAATTATCGACT